TAAACTCTAGTGCAGATGTACCAAGGTCAATGTCGTTATCTGTGACAGGAACGATAACACCATCTTGAAAGCGCACTTGCTCTACTGCTGTAGCAGATACTTCTACAAATACACCAACACGATTGTTAGTGCTATCAATGACTACTTTGTTATAGTTATCCAGATCAGAGATCAAAGGTACGTAGTCACCTTCGGCTGCAGTACCATCGTGCCTGTGACCACCAGATGCAGCAAAAGCATCTCGAATAGCATTGTACTCTGCGTTAATAGGGGCCGCACGAACTGTAGCGGTAGGGATAATGTCTGCTGTAGACTGTCTTGTATAACCTGCCACGGTCTATCTCCTGTCGGCTAGAGCATAAGTCATAGATATAGCTTGTATAGTGTGACTTGCGCTTTTATTATTTGTAACATAACTGACTGAAACTGACTTACCTGAGCCTGATACGTTAGTTAATGTCTTAGGTGAAGGGTTACCATCAAAGATGTCACCTGATCCATAAATTGCAGTACCATATACGGCTGCAGCCCCTTCAGTTGAAAAGTCATAGGTAGTAGGGTTTAAAGAATACTGATCATCATAGTCATAATAGACACCGACAAAAACTTCAGTTGTACCTTCTGACTTTAGGTATGTATCAATCTTATGTACTATCTTACGTACATCTGGGTCTTCCATATAATAGTAAGGAGTTTGATATAAACTAAAAATATCTTCACCGTCAAAGTCTGTGCCCTGTTCTTGGCGATATATTTTACCTGAGTTGTCACCGTGTATTACATGTTCAAACTGTCCAATGTAACCAGATGAAACGCAGTTAGCTTCAATACCGATAAGCTGACTGTATTCAAAGATACTTTGTTTACCTTGGCTTTTACGAATAGAACCAATCAAAGATAGTGATGCATCGTTTTTAAAGAAAAACCTAAACTGAGACTTCTTACGAATAACTACAATACTTACGTCAGTTACAGTTTCCGATAAATAATAGTTATCAAAAATGTCTTGAATTTCTTTTGAAACTGATGCAAGTTCAATATCGCCAATACGGTCAGTAGCTGAGATAGGACGAATACCATCTGGCCCTAAGAATAGTAGGTCACCACCAAATTCTACCACAGAGTCAGGGGCTACACAACCCAAATTAGCCGTAACATTTTCTAAGGTAAAGTTAGCTGCGCTTGTACCAACTAAACGCTTAATATTATTAGCACCAAAAATAAATAAAGTATTACGAAACTTTTTAATTGCTGTTATAGTAAAACCTACGTTGATAACACCAGCACCATTAGCAGGATTAAAATCGTTTGTACTTATTGGAGCACTAAAGTAAAGATTATACGGATTAGTTTCATCGCCAGCTAAAAAAATGTGTGACGCAAACTCAGCAGCATATTTAGGATTGTTAGGTGCGAGGGTATCTGTAATTTGAGTATACGTTGTACCGTCATAAGTAGCTGCAGGGTTAACACCATCTGTAAGTAGTAATACTTCACCTGACCAGTTAAAATCAATGAAGCGTACACGATCTACGTTTACCATTGTAGGTGAGCCAGAGGTAGTTATAGCATCCCAAGACTCTGTAGTAGCGTTCCATTTGTGAAAATAGTTATTGCCACTTGTAGGCTTTCGACAAGCGAATATACCATCGTCAAGTTCACCATTTACATGTACCCCTAATATTGGGCCTGTACCTGTAACCGTGCCGTAGTCGTTCTGGAAGCCACTAATACGACGATAGCCACCAGACAGTGACGGTTCGTAATTAATCATTCGTAGTGCTGTACCACCCATTTGTGCAGCATGAGTTAATGGATCAACGTTAGTTACAAGACCACCTGCACAGACAGTTAAGTGAGTTCTTAAATTGTCCATTTATGCGTTCTTTCAATAACTGTAGAACGAACCATAAGTTCATCGTCCATCAGAACACGCTTCATACTACGAATACCCATATCAAACTTTTGTTGGTGCATGTTAGCTGCTTGAGCATTACTTCTAAAATGCATCATATACGTCATAGCACCATCTAGTATAACATGATTAAATCTTTCAGGTACTGCACACGCATCGTTATAAAAACGTAAAGAAGCAGGAATACTCCAATAGGTATACTCAATTTCATAGGCTACGTTAGGTATTGGCGTTACACCAAATTTATCACCAAATGTTTGATACACACGTTCAGGTGCAGACTCACCATTTATTTGATCACCTTCATCGTCACGAGGTCTAAAGTTAGAAATGTACTCCTCGTAAGACATGGGCTTTAAAACAGTAGGTTGATTATTTTGTGTTGCATTCTTTTTAAGATAAAACGTTTCCCAGTCTACACTTGAGTAGTCTGAAGGAAAACTATACTCACGAGTACCTGCAGTTAATGTTTGAGTGTATGTAGTTTTAAGAAAAGGCCATTCTTGACCGTTTTGATATATTTCACGTAGGCTACTATTAACAGCATCTTTAGCTGCAGCTTGTACGTTACGTACAGTTCCAAATCCATCACCTGCAATATCAAGTGGGACTTCGTTTAAGCGTCTAAGAAGTTCATTTGTTAGCTCTACATATGTAGACATACTTACATCCTACGTGGTTCTATTTGTGTCTTACGATGCGCAGCTTTAACTTCATCATAAGTTTTTACTATATGGCACTCTACGTGCGTATATCCATTTTCTACTGCATATCTATAACGATTGTTTCCAATAAGACATCGGTATGTTTCAGTTATAGTTTCAGGAACTGGACGCCTCTCAAAACTACGAATATCTGTAGACTTAAAATCTTTATCTGTACAAACTAGTAAAGGATTTAACATTCCTTTTAGTTCAAGAGAAGTCTTCAGCTTAGTGCTAAATGCAACATCTTTAATACTATCAGGTACAGAGTTAATATCTGTCAACGGCAGTATAACTGTATCAAATTCTTTTTGGACGCACTTTAAAGTTTGTGTCAATTCTATCTATCTCTACATCGTAGACATCAAAATGTTTCTTAAATATATCTACCCACCAATTGCCGTCTTTAACAATTTTATGTGCGTTAGTACCATCCGATAAAATAGTAACAGCATCTTTAGTAGATATATTAAAAAAACCACCTTTAAGTATAAGAGACTTTAAATGTTCTAGAACCGAATCTAAGAAGTTTTCTTCTATGTGTTCCATAACATCACAACATACAATGTAATCTGCAGGTTTAGGAAGTGTATCTTTACCTATAATTCCTGGGTCATACTCACTTATAGTAAGATGTTTTTTGTACTTGTTCATAAAAACTTTAAACTTACCACTTGCGCAGCCATAGTCTAATATAGTTTTTACACCTAGCTTTGACAATTCCTGTTCATACTTTGGTAGCTTGTCTACACTGTGACCACCACCCCATGTATTTTTCATAGATGTATGAGTGTCTAGTAATGTTTGTTTATATGAATCAGATAATAATGTCATAGGAATAAGAGGGCCACCGAAGCAGCCCCCTATAATTAGTTACATTATGCCAAGTTGTACTTAGCTGTGACCAACGCTTCTGGACGTAGGATTTTGCGACCATATAGATGCATACCACGTACAATGTCAGCGAATGAATCTGGGTCACGATATGTTTCAGTTTTGTTGATCTGCTCTGCAGTTGCAACCGCTGAGTCATGACCAGCAACAATCGCCCCATAGTTAGTGTTCTGGTTCGCTGTACCTGTTGTAGCAGCACCAGTACCAACTGATGGTAGATTGTTTGAAACATACACACGGAAACCGTGGAAGTTGTTTAGTGCTAGACCGTTCTGTAGACCTGAACCACCGAAGTCTGCGTTTAGAAGACGTGAATCTTCGTCACGAAGGACTTCCATCATTACTGGGTCAATTACAAGCCAACGACCTTGTGTGTCTACGTTTTGTGCATCTAGCAAACGAGCCATACGTGACACTAGCATTGCTGGTGAAACATAAGCTGTTGGTAGTGCTGTAGCACCTGGTAGACGTGCAGCAACTGGAATTGAGTGATCGTCAGCAGCAGAAGTAGTAATGTTGCCGAAGTCACCTTTGTTCAATTTGTTAGCTGCCAAAAGTTCGTCTGAACCTGCAGTTGTGTCAGCTTTAGTGCCGTTAACAGTATCGTTAACAGTGTCAGCATTACCATGTAGTGCAGATTGTTTGTAACCAGTTAGGTAGCCAAGAACGTCTTGGTCATACTGGTCAGCTAGACGGTAAGCCGCACGATCAGATGCAAGACTTTGGAAGTTTACATGTGAGTGTGCTTCTTCGATGTCATCAACCTTGAAGGCAAAGTAGTTAGCTTTGTCAATAGTCAATGAGAAATCGTTATCACTCAAGTCCTGAGTTGCAATAGTTGTACCACGTGTGTACGCAGTTACTGAAATCTCAGGTTCTTTAATGATTTTTACAGAGTCGCCCATTTGAGCGATTTCACCGAAATAATCGGAGTTAGTGATAGCTTCACAGACTGCAGATTTGCGGAAAGCAAGTTGCACCTGTTTGCTGTAAATTACAGGCGAGAAATTACCGTTTGGTAAGTTTGTGTAGCCTGATGCGCTTGCGAATGCCATTGTCATTCTCCTTTAAGCATACGACAGATGCAAACCTTACAAGTTTTATTCAGAGGCTAATCGTCTATGGGTGCGTGTCAAAAAGTATTGGCCTATACTTCTATCAACGGGCCACTCTTATTAGGTAATCCGTAAATACTTAGTAGTTTGCGAATAATAGTTAATGTAAAGTGGCACAGGTAATCCATATAGGGGCTGTACCACTTACGATTGTACATATAGTTATACTTATAAATAACTAGATGTCAATAGGTTTTATCGGGCTGAACCAGATAAATCGTAAACAAATGAGCCTGTACGGATAGCTTCCATAATCTCATCTGAACGTTCTTCATACTCACGTGCTGACATTTTAGCTACTTGTGATTCTGTAATAGCAGCTTTTTGTGTGTCGTCAGGGCGACTGCGGCTATCACGAGTTGCTACAGATTTAGCTGCGTCACGTGAAGATGTTGCTGTTTTCTTTTTGCCAATGCCTTTGTCTGCTTTGTACAGATCAATAGCACGTGCTGCAGAACGAGCATCATTATTATTTTCATATAATGCATCTTGTACCCATTTAGGTTGTTCATCTGCCCATTCATGGAAGTCATCACTATCACGAATGTCATCGAAGTCTGGGTGCAATCGCATTAACTCAGCTTCAGCTTTTTCACGTGCTGCGTTTTCACGCATTTCATCTACTGCTTTTACACGTGTTTCAAGTTCTGCTGATTGCTCTTGTGCTTTTTTAATTGCAATTGTTTCTACAATCTTAGCTACATCTGGATACTTTTTCATCCACGCATCTAGGTGTTCATCAGATGTAGGTAATTTCATTTCTTTGCGAGTAGCTTCAGTTAGCTGTGTTTCTAACTTATTAAACTTATCTGACCACTCTTGTTCTTTCTGCTGCATATGGCGGCGTAAATCACCATACCGTTTCTTGAAAGATTTTTCTTCAGCACCTACAGGTTCATCTTCAACTTCTTGTGTTTCACCTTTTTGTTCTGCAAGTAACTGTTCTAGTTCTTCTTCGTCTTTTTTAATACGATCTTCATTTTTATATTTTTTATTAATGAAAGCAGATTTAGTTTCTACTTCTTTTACCATAGCTTGTGCCATTTATCAGTTTCCTATACTGGGGCCACCGTAGCCATATTGTTGGGTAGGGGGATGGGTAGCCAGTCAAATCTAACTAGTTTATCGTGTAGCTAGTCCACGTCTTTTAACAGAAGATTGTTGCACAGGTTTTTGGTTTTTACCTTGTACAATACTATTAATACCATCTGATAATGCTTTTGTAACATCCTCACCTACAATTTTACCTAATGTTATTAACTCAGGTTTACCATATAAATTTTTTAAATGTTCTGTTTCTTCTGCTCCTAATGACATTAAACGAGCCATAACATTTTTTTTATACTCTTGATAATCTGTAAGTGGGGTTTTTGGTTTATTTAACATACTATGTCCTTTCAATGTCTACAAGTTTACCCCGTAGTGCTTTCCATATACCAATTGTGTATGAGGGAATATAGAAAAATAATTTACCAACAATAGCTTGAACATTTTTCTTTTTACACACTGTAGCATAATAAAATCCATTTGACAACCATTGAATTGTTTTATTACTAACTCTAGGCGCAATAACGTTTTTACCAAAAGTTACGTAACCGTTGCGCCATAGCTTAGTATCTAATTTCCCTTCTGGCTTTGCATCCATACACCACTTAATTAATTTTAATTTACGTGTGTTTGACCAATAGCCTTTGTTAGATAATGCTGTTGCAACATAACAGGAATATCCTCCAAAAATACCTCCGCTAGAAGATGAAGAGCTAGAAGAAGATGAAGAACTAGATGAACTGCTACTAGAAGAAGATGAAGTACCCTCATTAGAACGAGCACTGTCACGTTCAGATACAAGATCATTTAGTTCTGTTGTCCACTCACCACCTGATGCATCTAGCGCAGCGTTAATGTCAGATTGAATTTGTGTTTCAGTACGGCCTGATGATGCAACATTGTCATCTTTATTAGAAGATGAAGTAGAAGGTGCAGGACTATCGTCGTTTTTACTTTTACTTGTGTCTGTAACCTTAACAGGTTTTAATATGCCTTGAGATTCAGCACGACCTTCATTAACCGCTGTTTGTACACTACCACCATATTTATCTGCTTGTTCCATATCTGTTTTAGATAGACCTAGTGAAGCACCAACAGTGGGATCAAATCCACTTTCAGCATATTTATCTTGTTTATCACGTAAACGGTTTACAGATACGTAGTGATCTACAACTGCTGTGTTACCACTGTCTACCGCACTATCAAATGCTGTTTGTTCTGCAGCAGATAATGTGTTTGTAGTTGCAGGGCCAGCTAGTGCTGAGTCAGCAGGGTTATACTTACCTTTTGATACAGGTTCTACTTTAGCTTTTTGAGTAGCTGCCGCTGCTTCTTCTGCAGTTTGTGTAGTATACGTTTCTCCTCCAAACTCAAATGTAGTAGCACCTAGTTTACGATTACGTGCAAATGCTTCATCAAATGTTTCTTCTTTCTGAATAACATCTCCAAATGCATCATACGTAATATCTGCCGCTGTAACAGCATCTTGTATTTCTTGTGACGGTGTTACCTGTGTTACAGTTGGCTGCGTATCTACTTGCTGTGAAATACCTGCAGCTTCTTCGTAAGCATCTTGTTGCGCAGACATAACTTCTTGTACAGTCTGTGAGTCAAACCCTTTAGGTGTACCAGACGCAGCCATAACACCCTCAAGACTTGATGTATCTGTGTAAGTTTGAGGTTGTGCCATACCAGTTGGAACATCTTCAACTGTAGGAGCTGTAGGTGCAGGTTCTCTCCGTGTAGTAAAGTACGGATCGCCAAGTGTTGCTGATAAACCAACATCTGCATTAGAGTCCTCTGGTGTAGCAGTAGGCTGACTAAGTGTTTGTGTATCCATCTGAGCTGTTGTAGTTACAGGTATACTTGTAGTTTGTTCAGATGGAACACGTGTAATATTACGTGGGTCAAATGGGTCTTCACGTTCTTGTGCAGCAGACGCATACGTTTGTTGCTCAGGTGTAACTGGCATGTCAGCAAAGTCACGTCCTGTACCAGTTCCTGTAGTTGTTGTAACTGTAGGCTGGAATGCTTGTGTAGTTTGTTCTTCAACCGTAGGAGACACAGTAGCTGATTTTACTTCTTGCTCCATTACAATCTGTTCTTTGTCAGCTTCTGTTTTAGACTGCTGTGCAGTAGAGACTACAGGCTGTTGCATCACAACTTCTTCAGGAGTAGTTGCGCCTTGACTGCGTGGGTCTTGTAGTTCAAAACCTGTAATAGTATTATCTTGTGTACTGCTTGGTGCAGTAACAGAAGGTGTGTATGGTGCCTCCATAGACTCAAGAGTAGTCTGTGCAGGTTCTCTAGCTATAACATTACCAAACGCATCGTAGGTCATGTCTTCAGCTTTAACTGCATCTTGAATTTGTTGTGAAGGAGTAACTTGCGTTACAGTAGGAGTAGTAGTAGCTGTTGTCGGTGTTTCACCAGTTGATACAGGAATACCTACGGATGCTGCAGCTTCTGCAGTTGCAGTTTTTTCCTCTTCAGTCTTATCAAAAGTATTATTGTATAGATCAACTACTTTACCTATTGCACCGTTTAAAATACCTTTATTTTTGTCTTCATATGTTTTAATAATATCGTCAAACATATTGCTACCTGCAGCAGCACGGCGTTTTAGTTCTTCTAGTACCTTACGATCTTCAATAGCACCCATTGTTTTTACGCCTAGACCAGCAATAGGATTAATACCAAAAGCAATACCTTCAGCTAGTGTACGACCAAAGCCCATACGTTTACCTGCTTCATCAAGTAGTTCTTGGTCAGATAGGCTACCCCAGTTAATAGGCTCAGATGTTTTAACATCAAAGCCGTGTTTATTTTTAACTGATTCTCTATCATCACCACTTGCTTGCTGCTGTACTAAAGGGTCTAATTTACCTGAATCTACACCTTCTTCTTCTGTATCATCTCCGATTACATTAGGATCATACAATGTGTATCCACTGGGAATGTCATATAAAGGTTTACCACCAATAAACGGCACAAGCATAGACTTACCTTCAGCATTACGGTACTCTTTAAATTCTAGGTATGCCTCACCCATGTATTCTTTAAACTCAGGAATAGAAAGGCGTGTAGGAATAGCTGTACCAGTCAGTGATCTAAATTGTGTTTGACTACCTTCAGGAGAAACAGCAGAAGTATCGGGACGAGATATAGGTTGCTCAGGACGTGTAACTTGAACACCACCGCCTGTAATACCAGTTTCAGTACGAGTAGTAACACCACCAACTGCCATGTCTTTTGCTTCGTCAGCTACTTCAACTACAATTAGATCGTCCATGCCAAAAGGTAGATCATCAGGAAGTACAGCCTCGTCGCCATTACCCATAAGGCCCATAGCTTCCATTTGTTTCAAACCCATCTTAGCTTCTTGACGTAATTGCATTAATGCTTTCAGACCATGATAGCGTGTAGCATCTTCTGGCATTACAAATTCACCTTCACTTAGGTTTACTGGAATGTCATCACGCACACCCTTCTTAGTACCGCCTACTGGCACTTCATTGCCTGATACTGGGTCGATTTCTCCACCCTCATCTTTTAGGCCACCCTTACGGTACATATTGTTTGGTCGATTCATCATGGCGTTATCCTGACTTTAATACTTCGTCACGTAGCATTTTTAATCTACGTAGCTGATATATTGCACCTTGAGCACGATGCATTGCTATTGCGTTATCTGATTGCTCCATACTACGATGCTGTTGAGCAATTACATAATCTAAATATTTATTGAACTTGTCCCACTGGGCTTGGTTGCTGACCAGAGCCTTCAGAGGGCTGAGGAGTTCCTTGTCCTGCATTTCCACTAAATCCTTGTTCTTGCGGCGTAGGTGCCTGTCCCGTTCCTATTGTTCCACCACCTGCACCAGAGGTATCCATCGCATCTGCTCCTGCAGGTGCTCCTCCCTCTTGAGGTTGCTGTTCTTGTTGGAATGCTTTCATAAGTTCAGCTTGAACTGCAGCTTCCTTAATGTTGTTGGTTACTTTGTCGGGGTCAAGATCAAGAGACTTTGCAATCTCACGAATGATGTAGTCAAACTTAGCAAATGGAGCAAGCATGGGGTTACCTGCAACCTGCATAAACTGCATCAAGCGTTGGCTACGTACTTCATTAGCCATGAGGCTTTCAGTGCCTCGTGCTTTAACTTCCAAATCACCCTTCATGTCTTTGTTGAAGTTGAACTGCATGTTAAAGCGGAACATGCCCTCACCTAATGGTTTAAGCAAGTAATCGTCAACGTTTTTAATAACGTTCTTAACACTACCTTGCGCAGCACCCATAAGCATACTAATACCTGAAGCGGTACGGCCTACGCCTGAAACACCCGTTTGACCATGCGCAAATGATGGAAAGCCCGTAGACTCATCTGCAAGCACTCGTGCCTTGTCAAACAACTGCAAGTTTTCTGCTGCAACATTAGGAAACTTAGTACCAAAGATAGCTTGTCCTGGTGCACCACCCTGCCTACGGAATACTTTGCCTGGGTATACTGATAAGTCTTGGCCTGGAACTAGGTTAGTTTCATCTACTTCAATCAGTAGGTTACCAGACAATACAGCATTATCTACTGCCATTCTCATAAAACCATTCATCAATGTCTGTGTATCGTCCATGTTTTCAGCGATACCTACACCAAAGAAACTGTATGGGTTTAGCTCATATGGTGCAGCCATATAAGGAATTGTTGCAGGTTTAAACGGATTTAAAACCATACGAAGCAGTTTACCGTTACATACCCAAATGTTAGCCTGTAATTCATCTGTACCTGATAGCTCAGATGGAATATCTACACCTTGCTCTTCTAGTAAGTCTACATCTACCATGCCCCAGTATTCTAGAACTTCAAA